TTTTCATTAGCCTTAAATAATGTATAGGTAGAATCTAACTTTGGGCGCGTGCCTGAAAAATCAGAAGCAGGGTCCATTCGATAAATTTTAGTAGCAAAAGTAGTAGCGTCTTTATCTGATATACCAGGGTTTTGGCGTTTTATTTCTTCTATATAATATTTTAAAGTTTTCACGGTTTTGCCAATGCTTTAGTAGGAATTCTGTACACATCATCTATATACGGTCTAATAATTCCTGTATATATGTGCGCAAGGGTTAAGTTAGTGCTTGCTAGATTTTCCAAGTTTGCAGTACCCTCTCTTAGAATTTTTTCTAATGTTTCTTCGGAGTTAAATTGACTACGTATTTTTGTATCTTCAAAAACCAACAACATTCTTTGTGCTAAAGCCACCATTTTTTTACTATTTGCTAAGACTACTTCGTTGTTTCCTTTAGATAAAGCCTCTTGAGTCTCAACATCATTTATCATAGAATTAAAATTATTAAATTTGCTTAATAAAGTTTGACGAGTTGTCCACTCGCTATTCAATAATGACTCCGCCAAAGCAGGATTTCCAGTCATAATAATTTTCTTTATGTTAGTTGCTTTTTCTAATAAATCTTTTCTATAAAGAGCATTATTTCTTTCTAAATTGTTAGGGTCATTAAACAATTCTTGCACTTTTCTATCAACCTCAAAGTATTTCTGGCGGTCACGAACAGCAGCAATGTCAGTTAGGTATGTCCTAAACACTGCATTATTATCGTCAAATACATTTTGTCGTTCAGGAATAAAATCTATTGCTTGTAAAAAATAAATAACACTTGGGTCATATTCTCCTACGCGAGGGGCAAAAGCCCACGCAGCAGTAGGGTAATCTTCAATTAATTTAGTATTATTAATCACCCATTTTTTAGTTTCTTGAGTATAGTTAATAGCAGTTTTTGCTTCTTTACTATTTTTACTAACTGTGTATATTAATTTATCTGGATTTTCTGCTATAAAAATAGAAACTGCGGTTCCAATAGGGTCTTCTAAATTATAACCATAAGTAGAATTTACATTTAAAACACCACGTAGTATGTCGCTAAACTCTTGACGAAAACTTACTATGCCTACTCTACGTAATTCTGCGGGTATTCCAGGCTCCGTAGTTCCTAAAGGAACAGGAGACAAAATATTAAAACCTAATTTTACTGCAACAACATTGTGCGCTTGCAAACGCAAGCGGTCATAATATTGACCAAGTTTTTTTTCATCTGCATAATCTTCTGCTTTTAAACCAGTCTTTTCGTTAACTTGTAAATATGCTGCAGCCTGATAAAGAGCAGTAGCCGTGGCGCCAGTTTTCATATCTGCTGGTAAAGCGCCCCAAGCGTTAGATATATTAGGCGGTAACAAACCTCTTACCCAAGTAGTGTCATCACTTAACTCACCTAACAACCAATTGTCTAAATTATCAGCAATTTTTAATGCTAAAGGATTATTATAAGACATACCTATTTTTGTTAATATTTCTCTAGCCGCTAAAACTGGGATAACCATAGTTGGGCCAGTAAGAGTTGGTATACCTGCACCTTCGGAATATGCTGGGTTAAGTAAAGAAAGTTTTAATGTATATTGATTCCAGGCTGGTTGCTTAAAGAAATCCCACTCTTGACGAGCAACAGCAGAAGCCGTTCCTATTGGATTCATTATTGCTGCTAGTACAGGTGCAACAGTTCTCCAAAAAATACCATCATTAGGTATCATTACATAGTCAACACCATTGTCATCTGTGTATACCAAGCCAGTGCCATCCATAGCCTGACTAAAATGACCCAAACGATAAAGAATTCTATCGGGATAACTTGTTGAGTATCTGGCTAAGCGCCGAGTGTAATCCTCTACTGCACGAATAAAACGACCAGTTACACGGAAGTTAAAAATTAACTGAGTTCTAATATCTGGGTTATCAGCATACTTTAAAATTTCATCAACAGCATTTCTTTCTGCTAAATTGGTAAAATAAATATCTGCTTGAATTAAAGCATCTTCTTCTGATACGCCACTTTTTATCAAAGATTTTGCGTAATCACTTTCTTGTATTTTCATACTTATTTTTTGTTCCATAAAAACGCTATTATAAGCAGGAGAACGAAAAACATCAGTCATTGTTCTATCCATTGCTTCCCAAGGAATATCTTTATATTTTTTATATAAACTTGGAGCATCTACTAATACTTTAAAATCTATATCAGTTCTAAGAGTACCTTCTAATCCAAAATTTTTCGTAAGGTCTTGAAACTCATCCATAGACATTTTACGAACCTGAGAAGAACCTAAGGTTCTTTCATACTCCCCTTGTTGTCTGCGAGCAAGTTCTGCAGGACTTAACTGAATTACATCTGCCCCTACTGATTCTCTACGGGCAGCATCTACGCTGCGATAAGATTTAGACTTAGCAGATTTTTCTTTTGCTATTGCTATTTTGTTTTGAATTGCCCGTAACAAAGGCTCATTAAAAGCCTCAGCACTTCCGTGAAATACAGTATACATTTCCGCAGCAGCGTATCTAACTATAGATTCTGTAATTTCTGCTGCTGTTTTTCCAGCATCACGTAATTCAGTAATCTTTCCAAACTCTGTATTGAATTCATCAATACGAGGTCTTGAATCTCTTGGCGCTTCCCACTTGCCATTTGGATTTTTCTTAAAACCAATGCGTTGCATTACATCATCAACATATGCAGATGTATCTTCAACGGTTCTTAAACCGTTATATCGGATAAATGCAGAACCAAAGTCTACATTTTTCCAAATGTTTTTTCCAAAATATTTATAAAAATTACCAAAATGAACTAATGTTCTATCAAAGCCTACTAGTCTGCCGTGTATATCATCTATAAATCGACCAGTCGCTTTTCGCCCTGCAGCCTCTAAGGCTTCTGTAAATGTAGATTTACCATATATTTCAGCAGCAAGAGTTCCATCAACTATATTATTTGCAAAACTTGCAGCAACGCTTGATTGAACCATTGCTTCAGAACCATGTGAACCATACATCATATACGAACGCATAGCATTTACTTGGTCAGTATCTAATTTACTACCATATTTTGCAAGCACCAAATTGCTAAGACGTTCTTCAAATGAAGCACCAAATAATTCATCAGCAGAAACAAGTTCACTACGTTCTATAATTTTACCATTAGGTAAAGTATAACTTGTATCAACTTTTTGCAGTCCCTGCATTTCTTTACGTTTTTCAGCACTAACAAATTTAGCAGGATTTCTATTAAACTTATCTAATAAATAAGTTTTAACCATTCCTTGTGATTTACTAGAACCTGTATAAGCAGCAACTGCTCTACTTGCCGCAGACCCTTGGCCAAAGAAAAAAGAAAATAATAAACGAGGGCCTTTGATTAAAGAATATAATATACCTTCATCCGTAGCAGACTTCCAAGGTAAATCAGGCATTAAAACAAAAGCAGCCCAACCTTTATTAGCGGCTTTTGAAATTGCATTATTCGTTAAACCACCAGTACCTTGATAGCGCAGAAGTTGATTTATAGCACCTTCATTTATCTCATAAACATCTGTTAACAAAGCATCAAAGTTAGGCATAGAAATACCAGGAGTTGCGTGGAAAATCTGACTAATTCCATCAACGCTATCTAAGATTGCAGGCGATTCCATATGAACAGGAATATTAAATTTAGGTACTGGGCCAAAACCATTAGGGCCAAAAATACCATCTAAGTAAGCACGCTTGCGGTCTAAGCCTTTAGCGGTATGCGCAAACCCAATTTTATCTAAATAAAGATTATAAAGACTATAAAGCATATTAAAACGTTCATCTGATTCAAGCCTTAAATATCTTTCGGTTAACCAATTAGCAACTTTTTTGTCTCCAACAACTAATCTAGTAAAATTCCTAAAATCATTTAAAGACCTATCGACAAAACCATCTTTAAAGAAAATTTGCACATTAGGTGGTGCATAAGCAAAAGCATTGCTAACGGTTTTTTTAAGATTTTTTTCAGCGTTGCCTAAACTTTTTATAAAATCATCTTCATTCGGGTCAACCAATTTTTGTAGATTAGGTTTTTGAGCAAGATAATTTTGAATCTCACTCCACCTAGCGTAATCTTCTGCAGGAAAACGCCCTGTTGCTCCTAGTGATGTATCAATGCCATTAAATGTTTCATTGTAAAAACTTCTTAATCCATCAGTTAAGCCTCTAGTTCTACGTTCTAAAGAAATAGCATTCTCACGATAGAACATACCGCCATTAACTTTAAGATTAATAAGATAACTTGCATTCTCAGCAGTGCGCCAGAACTCTTTGATAGTGGATAAATCAGTAATAGGAACTAATTTTTCTTCAGCATCAAGAACTTTTGTTGTAGTAAGTAAATTTATTACGCCATCATTGTCGTATCCTGGAAGTACATTTGCAATATCTTGACGAATTGCTGCGGACTTAAGGTCATTTTTTGCTCTACGTGCTTCTCTTAATTCAGCAATCCTAGTAGCAAGTAAAGATTGTTCATTACTAAATGCAGGAATTGTAAATAATTCATCTACTTTTTCAACTGTAGATAAAGATGAGTTCTTAAATTTTTCAGCATATTTGGCTGCTGGTAAAAGCGCTCTAGAAGTTCCACCTGTTAACCAAGTAAGAGGGTCCGTAAGTAAACTGGCTGCAATATTAATTTGATTAGCAGGACTTTTAGGTTCTTTCTTTCCAAATATTTTTTCAAAGGGGTCAATATCAGTAGTAGCAAAAGGACTAGGGTTTCCTAATAGCCACTTTGTTCCTTTTTTATTTGTTGTAACTTCGCCTGCAAAAGGTTTTAAAGAAACAGCAACAAGCAATGCTCCAAAGCCACCATCTTTAGGCGGATGATTTTTATTGGCCCAATCTACATAATCATTTCCTATATTTGTTTTATAAGCATTTGTTTCAGCAAAAGCATTTTTCCACTCTTTTGTTTGACCAGAAAGTTGGGCTATAGCATTAGCCATATCGTAATCAAGTTCACCATATGAACGTAAAATATCACTAGGTTTATTTCCATCTAAAAGACCTTTAGCAAGAAAGGTTGTGGCTTTTCCATATTTTTCTTCAAGTTTTTTTGTTGCGCCGCTATCCCATTGATTTATATCATTAAAGCCATCAACAAAATTTTTAACTGAAATTAATTTTTGAAAAGCAGTTTTATCATCACCTTTGTCGGTAACACTTCTATATACTCTGTACGGGCCTTCTGATGGAAGAAGACTATAAAATCTATCGGCTACGGCGCCTACAAACCTAAATGGCGCTTTAAACACGTCAAGTACTGCATCTCCCAAATAAGACGCAGCAGAACTTAAAAGAGATTTATCTGCTATTTGATACTCTGCATCAGGATTTATAAAAACTAAAGCACCTTGGATTTCAGGGTCTAACTTGCTAAATTGTTTTCTAGCACTACTTAAATCTACGTTTTGTGAAAGTTGTTTATCTTTATCAAGAAGTTGTTGAATATTATTAATAACAAATTTTTCATCAGGGTTCCATTGTCCTGCTAAAGAGGCAGCGTAAATTGCTGGATTGCGATTGGCTAAATTAACATTTAAAGGTTTAGGCCCTGACGGATTACCAAGAGACATTATACCTCATTTAATTTATTATAGATAGCCTCATAAGCACCAGTAGTATCATACTGCATCATTCTGTAAATAAGATTTAAAGTATTTACTTGAGCATTTACACTAGGCATAACTTCTCGTCCTGGGTTAGGACCCCAACTTGAACCATAGTCATCAGGTTCATTAATAAATTGCGTTGGTTCTTGAAATGAAACAATAGGTGGAAACTCAACTTCGGGTGTTTCTTCCATAGCAAGCATATCTGCGCCTTGCTGTTGTTGAAGAACTTCCTCACCAGTTGTTTGCCCCATAGAAGACATACCAGAAATATAACGAATAGGCTGCTTAGAAACATTTAAGTCAGTTCGTTTAGACATAGAACCTGTTCCAGATACTTCTTCTCTAATAGCCATTAGTCTTCATCCTCTTCGTCTAAATATTTTTTTACTTCTTCTTCAGATGGTGCTTTATATGATACCCAACTTGGATAAGAAGATTTTTCCATAACAAAACTTAATGCTATATCAGTAGCAAAACCTGCTTTAATTAAAGATTTGTAATATTCATTAAGCCAAATACAATACATTTCTAGCGCTGTGTATTCTTCGTTCTCTACAGTACGGCGTTTACGAACACGTGGCTCTGGTTTCTTTTTACGTGGTGGCATCATTACCTCCGTACAGCAGTTCTGGCGCTAGCGCTAGCCTTACCACCTGCTGTTAAACTAGACAATAATGTTTGCAATGATGGTGCAGCGCCGCTTGGAGAAGCGCCTCCTACTGGGGCGCCTTCGGGAGCAGGGGACAGTTGCTCAACCGCTTGTTCGGCAGGACCAGCAGGAGGTAATTCTTCAGGTTTAAATACTTCTTCAACTGCTTCCTCTATGGTCACGCCCTTAGAGCGTGCCCTTATTACATCAGCAATTTTTTTAATTACCATTGATGGGTCGCCGCCTTGCATAGCCATTTGCGGTATAGCCTGTGTGTAAGCCTGCAATGACTGAACTAATGACTTACGCATATTTTCTATTTCAATTTTTTCTTGTTCCTGTGTTACGTTAATGCCAAATGGTAGTTCACGCATAGCAAGGTCGGTAGAAATTAAACCGCCGCCAAGTGCTTGCAACATAAAGATAAGACCCTGTGCTGGGTTAAGGCCTGCCAACATTCCATAACGGACATCGGCTGAATAGTCTTTCTTAATATCTTTACTAGGCTTGTAGGTAATTTGATATGGGCTACCAGCGTCTACACCACGGATAGTCTTCTCATAGTCAAAGAATTTCTCATCAACCTCAAAACAAACAGAAATAACATCTCGTAGCGCTGAAGCAAAGATTGCTTGAGCAGATTTAACTTGGGTGTCAAACCCTCCCATAAGTGCCTGCACACCTTGTCCTGTGATAATGCTGGCATCAATGTTTCCAGTACGTCCCTCTGGATAACGTGTTCCTAATCTTAATTCTTGCTGTAGTAAAGCCTGCTCAGTAAATGCTCCAGGTGGAATATTTAAATCAACACGGCGTACACCAGCAGGGTTAGCGGTGCGGATAACAGCATCGCCACCCATTTCAAGTTCATTGACATCCGATGGTAGAACAATTGGTGCTTGCACGGACTTCTCCGCTGCTTCCATCGCAAGTAATGCGAACCTGTTACGAAGCAACTGAATACCGAGCACGTCATCAAACTGACCACGCATCTCACTATCAATAGATGGTCTCTTAGCAACAACAACCATCATCTTGCCAATAGGGTTTTTAGCCAAAGATAGCAATAGATTGTTACGCTCAGGAACATATAACACAGATTGTTCTTTGTCGTAATAACGAACAACCTCAATCTGTGCTGTCATATCTGCTCGGTACATTTCTTTACCAAGTAAGATATTTGCGTACTCAGGGAACTGTGAGGCAACTTCGCCTACAGCCATATAGTAACGCTTTGCAAAGGCAATGCAGCGACCATAGCGGTCAAACTCTGGGTAAGCGCCCACTGGGTTTTCTATGCGGATACGCGGCAGCCCTGCTTCTTCGTCCAGTTCAATTATGAAAGGAACGAAACCGAATGTTATGTATACATCGGCTCCTGTATACATTTGGACTTGTAAGTCCGAGTTAGCAAAATAATTAGTAGCAATACGAGTACGGGCATCAGCAAACTTACGAGCGCGGTCATTAGCCTGATTTGCTGCCGAGCAGTTAACTGACGGTAATGGTGCCATAACCTCGGAAAGGTCTCGCGCAACAATATCAATAAAATTGGCAACGACATTGGCATCTACACCTTCAGGAAAAAAATCTGGATATACAGTTGCAATCTGTCCTTTACGAACAGCAAGAACATCTTGTTGGCGCGAATCGCGCTCTGCAGCACGTTGGCGTAAATTCTCAACGCGTGCTGAGATTTGTTCTATTGACAGCATCTATTTCCTATCCATAAGTTTGTTGCCATTGCTCGGCAATTATTTCATCAAGATTTACACTATAACGTTTTTGTGACTGTGCTCTTGTAGCCCAACGATTATGAGCGTACCTTTGGACTACAGAATTCTGTTGCATAAACTCACGACATCTAAGTACACCAAACCACATAGCCATCACGCAGTCAGTCTTGCCTCTGGTCTCAGGCTTCCAAGTAAGTAGTTGTTGTACTAAAGCCTTAAGTCCTTCAGAACCTTCAGTAGAAGGGAGTTCGATAATATTGTTCTTTTGGTGTTTACCATTGACGACAGTTCCGAAGAGCGTTGACATAGATGCGACACCAAAGTTTGTGTCCCATTTGTTTTTTCCAGTGAAGTGAGCATTGAGGCGAACGCCATAAGTTGCCAGCCATTGCTGTAAATCTGTATCGAGGGCGTAGGCTTTTTGGTGGGCGTTGATTTCAACTCTGAGTTCTTGCGGTTTGTATTTCTGGACAAAGTCTTCTATTGCCTGCCTAATCTTCTGTGGGTTTGGCTCTGCCATATTATGGCAATCCAAAATATAAATCTTTCCATCCATCCTGTTGTAAGTCATAGCCACAAACGCTGCGTGCCCAGCACCCATAGCGGGGTCAAACCCAACTACGGTATAACCTTCAACTTGTGTTGGATGTCCAGCAGCGCCAGGTCTTAACAGACCCTTCTTACGCATACCGTTAACAGACCCCTGCACCAACTCAGGTGGGAAAATAGAATCTTCAGTTATGTCTTCTTGCTGGTAGACCAGTGCCCAGGTAGAGGGAGTTACTTCACCTCTGCGCCTTGCTAATGTTTGCCCATCCCATTTCGGGAAGAATCCTTCTTCGTCAGGTGTCTCATCATCGCCATCCCACGCAACGTCTGACTTAGGCCAAAGCGTGACCCAGTCTTTCGGTTTATCCGCATACTCCAAAACAGCAGGCATACCCATATACGTAAATGGACTCTTACCGCTTGACCAATGCTTTGGGTCGCGGAGTTCTTTGTAGAAGTCGTTTGCCGCAATTCGGGTTCCTACTATCAGTAACTTGCCGTTCTTACCCAGACGGGTAATAACTTCTTTCTGTAGCCAGTTAATCTGCTTCTCGTGTTCGTGAGCATTGGCTGTAGTTATACAGTCATCAAGAATAATTAAGTCAGCACGGGCACCGTAGATTTGACCCCCCATACCGAGTGCCTGAATTGTCGGGTCTTTCTCAGATGAATTACGGGCATCGTTTCCCAAATAGACTGTGTCAACACGCCAGGTATCAGAGTCTTCTTTCCATCCCCCTTCTGGTCCAAAAGTTGTTTGCAACTTCAACCAGCGCGGGTGGCTTAACCTTTGCTTTATCGCGTACACGAATTCCCGTGCTTTGACAAGAGTCTTAGAAACTACGATGATTCTAACATTTGGGTCTAACGCTATGCGGTAGGTAGCGTAATTCACCGTAATCACGGTGGACTTAGCGTGCTCAGGCGGCACGTTTACAAGAAGGCGATGTCTATCGCCAGGCTCGTAAATCATATTGCGGTGGAGCCAACTAGGCTCTACACCCTCCAGTAGGTCAATCCAGTCCTGATGATGGGGAAAGACTTTCTGGTCTAAAAACATTTGGGAGAACTGTGGAAAAGAGACATCCTCACGGGCTACCCCTAAGGCTTTCAGGGAATTGTCCTTGGCGTTCTCTTTCGCATCTACTAGGTCAGAGGCAAACTTCTTATCCCTGGATACCCAGATACGGACAGTGTCTGGCTTTTTGCCCAACTGCTCCATAGCCCTATGTACAGGCATACCCTCAGATACAAGGGCTAAGACTTTAGCCTTGGCCTCTGCCATAGCCTTTGTCCTAGGGTTATTACTAGTCTGAAAAGTCACAGTATTGTCCCATCTGCAATAGTCTATACAGGCTGTCAGATACAGATAGAGATACAGTCTGTAACGCAAGCCCTCAAGGCTTGCTACTACCAGTGGGCACTTTGTGCCCCTATATAGTATTAACCCGTTCAAACAGCCATTCCGAACGGTTTATAACGAAATTGTTATACAGATAACAGTCTAATCAGGACAAAATAGGACAGAACAGGGGCACAGGCTCTGTACGGAAAAATCTTTGTTGGAGTTACCTACAATATAGAATCAGAGAATTAAACAGTCTGGGGTCATCTAGACCCCATTCTGTTAGGCTGTCGCCCTACAGGCACTGTCTGTAGCGTTGCTGTCTGACAGACTACCTGCCTCACCCAAATAATAACTATTTTCTGGGGCTCGGCTGTAATAATAAAATCTGTATCGGCAGAGCCGATAGGCTGGCGCCAATGCTGAATCGGCAGGCCGATTATCAAGCCAATGCTAAATGCTACAAGCAAAAGAATATGGCTGAGCACATCGTGCTTAATGCGGAAGTATCAGCCATCGGCATCTGTCATCACAAGGCTATTTTTA